GTCTGAGAATTCTGGCGAATCCTCCGACACAACCCTGAGTAATGTCCCTTTCATTCGGCCTGAAGCAGCGATCCATTCACCGAAAGGCGACAAGTGGGGAACCAGTGACGACCTTAAAGCGGCCGAGTGGATATTCAGCAAAGTTAAAATCGTAGCGCCCACTGCAAAGCAACCCAACTGGCCCTCCTGGTCAAACGATATTCGTCTCATGCGAAATGCGATTGAAGTCACCCATCATGAAATCTGCGAAGTTTTCAAATGGGCTAACTCAGATCACTTCTGGCAGACCAACATCATGAGCCCTTCAAAGTTGCGTGAGAAATGGGACACGCTCAAAGCTCAGATGAATCAGCCAAACCGTAACCGGCAGCCAGCGGTACAGCAGCCAACGCAACACTGGAACAGCCGAGAATCCTGGGAGAATGAATTCCTATGAGAAATCTTGTATCAGCAATTCAGGACCGTGACGCAGGAGCGCTGGCACGAATCGCCGGTGATGGGCCTCAATCGGTAGATCGTGGTGTAAACGAGCATGTTGAGCGCCTGGTTGACGCGCTATTTGCCAACCTCAAGCAGGTATTTCCGGCATCTGTCAGCACCGCCTGGAAAGACCCGCGAGACGAAGCAGCAGCTAAGCGCCAGTGGATCGCCGCATTTGCCGAGAATGGAATCAGCAACAAACAGCAACTCTCTGCAGGAATGAAGCAGGCCCGAGCAAATGGATCGCCGTTCCTTCCATCACCGGGGCAGTTTATCGAGTGGTGCAAGCAGGGTGATATCCGCGCCGCTGGCGTTCCTGGCGACGAAGAGCTTTATGAGATGTTCCGCGTGTTCTGTCGCGACCGTGGCATTTACGACTGTAGCGAGAATTTCCCCTGGCAGACCAATGCCTGCTTTCACATCGTGACAGCAGTGTACAACCAGATGCGGTCGTTCAACCTGTCTGATGCTGAGTGTCGTAAGCGCCTGAACGAAGAGGCCCGCAAGATGACGCGCCGGGTTGAAGCCGGAGAAGAAATTCCGCCGCCACGTAAGCAAATCCCATTGCTGCACATGCCGCTTTCCAATGAGAAAGGTCTGGACCGCATAGCAGAGCTGCGCCGCAAGCACGGACTGAGGAGCTAACGATGAGTGAATCAACCCGTATTCGGTTTGAGCGGCTTTACCGCAGCATTCACGGTGACAAGCACAACCTGACCCGATCACATCTTGGCTATCAGGACGCCATCGTTGACCGGGCCTTTTTCTTCTGGCTCGAAGGCATGGAGAGTGCTACATGACACAGGTAACACAGCTAATCATCCAGCCGTCATCCGATCGGCAAATAAGCAACCTCATTCGCGGCATCATTGACATCACCAACAATCGTCCGGCCACAGCAGAAACCATCAGCCATATTCAGACTCTGGCAAAAGAAGCGATTGCCATGATGGACTCACGCCAGCAGCCGGTTAAACCAAAGAGAGGGGGAGGGTTTTAGGGTGACATTCACACATACGGGGCGTGTTTACAATCGACTCTCAAACACTGGTCGCTTAGTTAAATGACGCGAAACAAAAATGTTCTGGATATCTGAGAGCAGAGAGAAATTCAGGAAGGGAAGCGGATCACGTACCAATGATGGAACGTTTTCAACCACTATTCTCGACTTACGATCAGTAGAGCCTCTGGAGAACTCATGCGCCAACTAACCGGGATTGAAACAAAGAAAAAAAACAGCTCAAGCCCTCAGCAAAACTATGACGGTGGCTGGGATGCGCTGGGTAAAACCTTTAAACGCAAGGGGCAGGCAGAAGCGTTCATTCGCAAAAGCGGACTGTCAGTCGGAAAGCCAATTTATTACGGAACAAGGTGGTACTTATGAATAACCTTACCGCCAGTGAAGCAAGTAACGATGAGATGGAGCGGCAGCGAGTGTGGAGAGAGTTTCAGTCATGGTGGCTTTCACCTGAACAGGATGAACTCAGAAAGTCATGCTCAACAGGTTGGGCTTTGTACATCTGGCAGGCAGCATTGAAAAGCAAGCAGGGGGAAGTATGACATGGGACAACCTCTATCGCGGCAAGAATGGGGTCATCCTCACTGAATACAAGCTTGATGTGAAAGAGGGAAACGTAAAATCAGTTTATCTGGTTAAGCACTACAGCCACATATGGAAAACCACTCTAGAGCAAAGCGTGACAATTGAGCGAGATTCCTTCGGCAGGATAAAGCCAGCCATATCGCTTGATGATTTTCCGCAAGGACTGAGTGAGCGAGAGTCAATGCTAAAGCTGGCAGACTGGCTACATCGGCTGGGAGTTTCCATAGAAAACCACTGGAGCCAACCATGAACAACGTCATCCCACTCCGACGCGACCCACTCCGCAATCTCTACGAACTCATCGACACCATCCACGACACTAACCCTACACCAGAGCAGAAGCGCATCACTGATGAGGCTTTAGCTTTGGTGCAGAAGATGATTGAGGCTAAGCATGGAGACACAACGCTACCTGTTGCGTAACAGCAGCATCCGACAGAACTGCATCAGCGCCATTCAGCAACTCCCCACCGACACCGACAAACCTCTGCAAGTAACCATCCAGGAAGATACTCGTAGCCTTGCGCAGAACCGCATGCTTTGGGCCTGCCTGCATGACGTATCGAGGCAGGTCGTCTGGTATGGAAAGAAGCTGGATAGCGAGTCGTGGAAGCATATCTTCAGTGCCAGCCTGAAAGGGCAGGAGACAGTGCCGGGAATTAATGGCGGATTCGTCGTTCTGGGCCAGTCAACAAGCAAGATGCGCGTCAGCGAGATGCGGGACTTAATCACATTGATACACGCCTTCGGTGCCGAGCGTGGCGTCAGGTTCAGCGATGAATCGTCTCAGGCGGCAGAGTGGGCCAACAGATGGGAAAAAGCATGATAACGAAACGGTTAGCAGATGAATGGCTTAATTATGACCCATTAACCGGAATCTTTACTTGGAAGAAGAAACCAAAATCAAAGGCGCAGGTAGGTGACCAAGTTGGAACCACATCACCATACGGATACGTAATGTTAAAGGTTAAAGGTAAAAGGTCTGCCGCTCATAGAGTTGCATGGTTAATGCACTTTGGAGAGATGCCAAGAATGATGATTGATCATATTAATAATAACCCATCTGACAATAGGATTTCCAACCTAAGACTCGCTACCTATCCACAAAATGGTTGGAACCGAAAGAGTAATAAAAACAACATGTGCGGGCTAAAGGGAGCTCATTTCCACAAGGCTACGGGGAAATACCGGGCAAGGATAATGGTTAACGGACAAGAGCATCACTTGGGTGATTTTGATAGCGCAAAAGAAGCACATGAAACTTACTGTAAAGCGGCATCTGTTTTTCATGGGGATTTCGCAAATTTCGGGAGTGCAGCATGAACGCACTGATAAAAACCATTCCTGATCTACTGGTGACCACCAGAGGCAATCAGACAAAGGTTGGCGAAATACTTGGCATAAGCAGGCATACCGTCCGCGAATACGCCAGAGATTTCGAAGCCAAAAAGCACATAGTCATCAACGGCGTTCTGATGGTGGCACAGGGTAATCGCGGCATCAGAAGTAAAGGTGGAGAAATTGAAAATCACACCCTTCGTGCATGACGCATGCGACACCACCACCGCCGACGAACTCCTATCTCGATATAAACTCCGAAACATCCAGGCATCCAAGACGCTCGCATTCGATCCGCGGTTATGGATTGTCACTGTGTTGTTGCCGGAGTACATGGAGGAGCCAATACCAACCAGGCAGTATAAAAACCCAATGTGGAGCAGGCTATGAATTACAGCAAGATGACAGACTTTGAAATTAATAAGCGAGTGCTTGAGATTAAATCCGGAATGCGCCCCATCGGTTATGCGCACCATGCTGATAAGCGATCGGCTGCAATTGTTGATGTGAACAATAATTATCACTGGTATGACTTCTGCCATTCATGGGCTGATGCCGGGCCGATCATCGAAAAACATATGATTTGCCTTGCTGCTGATGTTTTTTCCGAGCCTCAAGATGGCGGTAAATGGGTGGCTAGACCTGCTTATGGTTGGGACAAAGAGGCAGTAAGAAGCGATAACCCTCTTCGGGCGGCGATGATTCTATTTCTGCAATCCAGAGAAAAGCCAAATGAATGACCGCTGCTGCCGATGTCACACCATCCTCACCTCAGAGGAAAAGCAATATTACGGATGCTCATGCAATGAATGCGAAAACGACCTCAGATATGAAGAGTGGGACCAGCCGGTTAAGTCAGCCTACTGGCGATGGAGGGCAATCCGTTACTGCTTGCGCGTTCTGCGGTACTACCCTTGCAGGCTCACAGGTTTATTGCTGCACCGCCTGCGAGGTAACGCTGATGCTTGATCCCAATTACCGTTTATCAGGAGAAAACAATGGCTGAATTAAAAGCAGGTGGGCTGGCTTTGATAATAAAATCAAGGTTCCCTGAAAACATAGGAAAAACCGTTAAGACAGAGAAATTTATTGGTATATCTGAGCCTTACTACGTCAATTACTGGGAGGTCACTGCTTTATCTCTTCTCACTGGAACTTTAATGCCGGTTGGGGAGGGGGATTCAGCAATAGCGCCAGCAGATTCATTAATGCCTATCGACGGCGACGATTTCCAACATGAAAATGAGCGACAAAAGGAACTGACACATGGCTAAAGGCTCAAAACAGCCGAAGCCGAAAAAATGCAAAATCTGCCCTGAAAAGTTTATCCCCTGCAACAGCCTTCACACCACCTGCTCACCTAAATGCGCCATCCAGTTAGCCACACAGCAGTCAGAACGCCGGAAGTCACAGCGTGAGAAAGCTGAGCGCGCCGCATGGAACAAGCGCAAAGCCGATGTGAAACCGTTAAGCCACTGGATAGCAATGACCCAGCGGGCATTTAACGATTACATCAGAGCGAGAGATGGTGATGTCTGTATCAGCTGCGGGAGCACAACGGCGGTCAGCTACCACGCCGGGCATTTTCGGACGACTGCAGCGGCTTCGCAGTTACGATTTAATGAGGACAATGTTCACTCACAGTGCGCATCCTGCAATACCCATCACTCCGGCAACATCGGACCCTACCGCATCAACCTCATAGCAAAAATCGGCATTCAGCGCGTCGAGGTGCTCGAATCAGACAACAACCCTCACCGATACACCCGTGATGAACTGGATCGCATACGTGCGCATTACAGGGCTCTTCTGCGGGCATTGGTTAAGCAGAGAGAGGCAGCATGAAAATTCAGTATGTCGATGATGATGCAATTGCGCGCATATGGATTACCGGTCCATTTTGGCAACTCAAAAAGGCTACAAGGCTGTTTGAGAAAGGAAAAGATGCCGCGCCAGTAACTTCGCTCGCTTCATACGGGCTCACCTTCCAGCTAACTCTGATTGGTCCCAGGAAGCACACTCTGCGCGCATATAAGGCAGTAGTTGCAGAGAACGGGAGGATGAGATGACCGAATACCTAAAAGCCAAATGGCGACGGCTTCGCATCATGAAAATGCGCGGCATGGCAGAGATTAATTACCGGATTATCCGGCTGGAACTGAAACTATCAGGAGAGAGAAATGCGAATAGAGCGTGACTATCAGCAAATCGTGAGGCTCTCAGGTGTTCGTAGCGCTGCCGATATGCGCAGGCTGTTTGGTAATGGATGGAAGACGATCAATCGCTCACAGCAGGCCTGGGTAAGGCATTTGCTCACAGTCTGGGGTGATCACCTCGGCGGTGAAGATTACGACCGTGGAGAGGTTAATGTAATCGGCCGGCTGATGATGCGCTGTGAATGGAGCGAACAGAAAGCAAAGCAGATTGAGAAAATAGTGTCACAGCTTCACTGCGAAGGATTGCGGGGAGATGAGCTTTTCCGCAAGGCACGCGACCTGCTGATACCTCAGTCATCAACGGCAAACATCATCGCTCTCGCCAAAGAATCAGATGATGCCGCCTTTGTTGAATCTGTCATGGTAAAGACGTTCGGTAAAGATAACCCGATTCGTAATGTAGCCAGATTACGGTACTGCAAGCGCAAGAGCGTGCAAAATATCGGTGCCTCGCTGATTTATTATTGCCGCATAACCTCGAAGGAGGCCAGAAACAGAATGGAATGGGCTATGGATATCCTTGAGGGAGAAATGTATTACGCAATAAAACGGGAAATGGAGAAGGAGATTCCTAAAATAGCGGCATGATTAGAAATTAAGCACGAAATGCTAAAGACAAAGGGCAAGCAACCTGGCATATTTGTGACATGCTCGGGAAGTGAAGCGAACAGAGCTTTAACTTAACCGGTCAGTTGCATACAAGTGGATGCCAATAGCCTCGCAGCCTTATCAGCTAGCGGGGCTTTTTATTGTCCGCAATAAATCAGCTCTGGGCAGATATGCCAGGCAGTTAATCGCGTTAGCGTCAGAGCATCTAATTCTATTTGCAACGGCTAGACCGGCCAGTTGAAAAGCAGTATCGTCACTGCCTGCCGTTGCTTCAAATCGACGAACAACTAGACGAGGTTGTGATGGGTAACAGAAGATATAGCGCAAGGGTGATGAAAAAAAAGGCGGCAGATCAGAAGGTTTATGATCAGATGAAATCATTTTATCAACAAATTAATGATTCATCTGAGACAGCCATTAAAAATGATCACGTCATTTACATAGACGAAAAAAACCTCAAGTCACTCGAAGAATTGAAGCCCTTCCCAGAAAAAAACTAATTCACTAAAAGGTCGCCACAGAGCGGCCTTTCTCGTTTTCGCCCCTGCCAATCAACGCGACCTCACGGATTTCCCTAAGTGGCAAGCGGGCGTTCTTTTCACAGTGCAAAGCCGGACACATCCGGGATCGCCGGAGACGGCTATGGATTTAGAAATCACCAAAGAGTTCTTCATTGGTGCGGGTAGCTCATTAGCTGCCTGCGCTGCCGGTCTTGTTGCCTTCTCCCGTTACTGGATAAGCGGCAAAGCCAGCAACGCCAATGACCGATCTCAAATCAATATGCTTCAGTTCCTAACTGACGAGCTTAAGGCCTCGAAATTAGAAAACAAGGAACTGAGGGACGAGATAGAGCAGCGTGATGAAACCATCAGAAAATACTGGGCTGAAATCGGTGAGACCAAGACCTCCCTGCGTTTAATTACGGAATCTCAGCGCCACCTTGAAAAGCAAAACGCCATGTTAGAGGCACAAGTCAAGGAGCTAACAACTTCAAACCTTGAGATGTTGAGGCAACTAACAGAACTGCGTGAATCATTGAGGGTTCCGCGATGAATGAGTTACCCGAAGAGGAAAGAATCCAGTGGAGGACAGTGCTGGTGATTTTTCTTTTCTCAGTTGCAATTTTCCTGGGCGGTATGTCCTCCGGTTACTTCCTTTTCCGTTCTGAGTATTTACCTAAAGCCGAAAAACGCGATCAGGTCGTTAATGAGATCAAGCAGAAAGTCGATCAGTTACCTCAGCAAATAAATCGCGACATCAAAGAGGATGTGAAGAAATGAGTCAGATTATTCAGATCCTCAATTATGAAGAGGGTTATGTTGAAACGCCTTATCTTGACACACTTGGTTTTCCCACGATTGCAGGCGGTATCAGAATTGGCCCGAAGGGCGCATCACTTAGCAATTATACCTTTCGGGTACCAAGAACAGTCGGTGATGTGTGGAAGCAAGTGATTGTCGATACAAAAGAACTTGACATGAAAAGCCGACCGAATATCGCCGCCGCGCTGAAGCAATGCAATCCGGCGAGAGAGGATGTTCTTGTGTCAATGGCGTATCAGCTTGGCGTTGATGGCCTGTCTCAGTTCAGGAAGGCACTTATTTTCATTTCCAATGGTGACTTTACCAGTGGAGCAAATGAGATGCTTAACAGCCTATGGGCGCGACAAACGCCCGGTCGGGCAAGCCGTCATGCTGATGTGATGAAAACCGGCACATACGACATTTACAAGGGGCTGATATGACATTCCTCATCTGGCTCCTGATTGTCGTGGCAATCATCGTTGCACTGTTACTTATCCGCAAATACACCAGTGTCGAATTTGTTGCTCATGCCAAGCTTCTGTTTAAAGCATGGTCTGTATGGCTGGGAGCTATATCAGCAGCCATTACCGGTTACATGATGCAGTTCCCTAACGCTGCTCTTGATGCGTGGAACTCATTGCCTCCGGACCTGAAAAGCGTCATTCCGCCGACACTGCTGGGCTACATCAGCCCTACACTGATGGTTCTTGCGGTGCTGGCTCAGTATGTCAGGCAGGGAAATCTGAAGCAGCAGGCCGATCAGATTAAACAGGACACGCAGCCATGATTGCTTCATTTATCACTGAGTTCTGGAATTACATCCTCGCCGGTGCGGCTTTAATTGCTGCCGGTATTGCCGCCTACATCGGAGGTAAGAAGGTTGGAACAGTCCAGACTCAGGCAAAGGCAGATGTGGCTGCTGCTGAAAAAGATAAAAGCCAGGTTGAGGCGTTAGCCAAAAAGCAGAGTGAAAACGTGGAGATCGCCAGAAATGTTCAGTCGGATAATTCCAGCATTAGCGATGACGCTGCTCGTAACAAGTTGCAGCAGTCCAAATACAACCAGCCCTAATCAGCCCGTTGTCACTATCGATTCATCCTGCACCCTGTTTCAGCCCATCATCACCCATGGCGATGATTACCAAAAGATGGACATCAGAACCGTCAGAGCAATAAACACTTACAACGATACCTGGGACCGCATCTGCGGTGATAACAAAAATGTTCAATCCCATTAAATGGCTCTTAACCAAGAGCAATGCCAACACCAAGGAAACCATCGTGAGTGACTTAACCGCAGCAGACTCCGCAACAACCTCCGCACCATCAACCGACGATGTAACCGCTCAGTCAGTAACTCCAGCGGTAGCAGTAAAGACAAGCGTCAAAGACTTCGATGCAGCTTTTAACTTTGTTGAGCAGGGTATCGCTCAGTTGGGTGAAGCTGCAAAAGAAGAACTGAAAGCGCTTGCCATGAAGTACCTGTAAGGCATTACAAGAGCCATCAACTTTTCCTGGTGGCTCTGATAATGCTAACAGACCTGGAGGATGTCATGACCCAGCGAGTTATGACGACGGGCGGATACCCGACCAAAATGCCAGATGCAGGACAGATTGCCGAGGATGTTACTGACAGTGTTAAGGGCATGAAGGTTGATGTCAGTCAGATAACAGGCATTAGTAGCCCGGTAAGTAATGTGTTGCAGGCAAAGAACGCTCAAGATATTCGTGACGCTGCCGGCATACAGGAAGAAAAGATTGCCGTTAAAGGTGATACAGGCGAATCGGCCTATGACCTGGCTAAACAACAAGGCTTCACCGGTACGCTTGATGAGTGGCTGAGTTCACTTCATGGGGCAGATGGAATCGACGGAAAAGATGGTGTTGACGGTTCAGATGGCCGAGACGGTATTGATGGCAAAGACGGAACAAATGGCCTTGACGGAAAATCAGCCTACAAGATAGCCCGCGATGCCGGATATGGCGGAACTGAAACGCAGTGGTTAGCCAGCCTAAAAGGTTCGGACGGTAAAGACGGACTAAACGGCAGCGACGGTAAAAACGGTACTGACGGGAAGAATGGTGCTGATGGAACCAATGGTAGTAACGGAAAAGACGGAACAAATGGCAAGTCAGCCTATGAAGTCGCCGTAGCAAACGGTTATTCCGGCACGCAGACACAGTGGCTTGCCTCGCTGAAAGGCGCTGATGGTAAAGATGGCACTAACGGCACAAATGGAAAGGATGGGGTAAACGGTAAAGATGGCGTGAATGCCACAACAACCGCTCCAGCTACTGCATCTGCTAATGGCCTGATGTCATCCACTGACAAAGCAAAGCTTGATGCTATCAATGCACCGGTGTTTAACGTCATTGCTTCAGGTGGCCGTCCTGTAGGAACTGCATTTACTGTCGATGCAAACCGAAACGCCAGGGTAAGTTACACCATCAGCTACACACTTCAGGCCACTCTTACAGTAGGGCAGACACTTCAGATCGTCGCCACTGTAGATGGCAAAGAATTGGCCCGCATGACTGACGGAATCCTGTTAGGTCTGGCGGGTAATCTGCAAAAGACAAAATCATTCAGCTTCGATGTGCCCGCGGGTAAATCGGTGCTGCTCACTAAATCCGGAACATCCAGCATTATCGCCACAGTAGTCAGTGGTCAGGAAGTGCTGTATTGAGGTATTCATGGGATATCTTATTAAGAATTGGGACGTCTACATACTGACGCAATCAGGTTATTCGAGTGGAGATAGTAAAAAGATGGTAGGAAGACAGCTCTCTCCACATCCTAATATCCAACAAGGCTTCCTTTTGTATGAAAGCCCAGATGGTGCTCAGTGTGGGATTAACCTTAGTGAAGTCCTCGCATTTAGTATCGAACCTCAATACATAGAAGATAAATAAATGGCAAAGCTCACGGACAAAAAGGAGCTGTTTGCCCGTGAATACCTGAAAGACTTAAATGGCACTCAGGCGGCCATCAGGGCGGGCTACAGCGTTAAAACCGCCCAAGAACAGGCAAGCCGCCTGTTATCAAATGTCATGGTTCAATCTCGCATCTCTGAGCTAAAGGCCGAGAGGAATGAAGAGATTGGCATTGATGCCGCCTACGTGCTTCGTCGTCTGGTTGAGATTGACCAGATGGATGTTCTCGACATCCTCAATGATGAAGGCGGCATTAAGGCAATTAGTGAATGGCCGAAGGTTTGGCGGACCACGCTGAGTGGATTCGATATTAATACTAGCATCACTAATTTCGATGAAACCACTATAGAGAACATCCTCAAGAAGATTAAATGGCCTGACAAGGTTAAGAACCTTGAGCTGCTCGGCAAGCATGTCGATGTTCAGGCGTTCAAAGAGAAAACAGAAATCAGCGGTGGCGTAACAGTAGAGACTCGCTCTATCAAGGATATATTTAATGGCTAACCCACACTTTCGTCCTTTCGCTGAGAGCGCACCTTACAAAGTGGCTTACGGTGGAAGGGGGAGTGGTAAGTCATATTTCTTTGCTGAGCTTGCGGTCGAGATTTCCCGCCGCATCAAAACGGTGATTCTCTGCACTCGTGAGTTTCAGGGCTCTATCAGCGACTCAGTACACAAACTGCTTTGCGAGACTATTGACCGCCTTCACTATTCGCATGAGTTCGATATCCAGAAAAACACGATCATCCATCTCGCTACCGGCGCAAGCTTTGTGTTTTCCGGCATCAAGAACAACGTCACTAAGATTAAGTCTATCCAGGGCGTTGGTATTTGCTGGGTTGAAGAGGCTGAGGCCGTAACGAAGGACTCGTGGGATGTGCTGATACCCTCTATTCGTGGTGATAAACACTCAGAGATTTGGGTCAGCTTTAACCCCAAAAACATTCTTGACGATACATACCAGAGATTCATCGTAAATCCGCCTGAAGGCGCAGTTGTGCTTAAGGCGAATTACAACAATAACCCTTACTTCAATGAGTCGCCGCTACCGGCGCAGATGGCCGAGTGCAAAAGGCGTGACTATGACCTTTACCTGCACATATGGGAAGGAGAGCCGGTTGCTGACAGTGACATGGCGATTATCAAGCCTTCATGGATTGCTGCCGCAGTAGACGCCCACAAACTGCTTGGCTTCGATGTTGCTGGCGAGAAGCGTGTTGGCTTCGACGTGGCGGATGAAGGTGAGGACAGTAACGCGCTGACCCTGCGTCATGGCTCCGTAGCTGTCGATGTGCAGGAGTGGGATAAAGGCGATGTTATCGAATCCTCTAACCGCGTGAACCTCTATGCCGAACAGCAGCAGGCCGACGAGATTATCTACGACTCCATCGGTGTAGGTGCTGGCGTTAAAGCACAACTTGGACGCATAGCCAAGGTCAACATTCAGGGCTTCAATGCCGGTGGTGCTGTGCTGCACTCCGAGTCTGAATACCTCGCTGGTAAAAAGAATAAAGACATGTTCGCCAATATCAAGGCTCAGGCCTGGTGGCATGTGCGAGACCGGTTCTACAAGACTTGGCGTTGCGTTGAGGCGCGCAAAGCAGATCCTAACTGCACCCTGGAATACAATCCTGACGAACTAATTAGCCTCTCATCCTCAATTAAGAAGCTTGAATACCTTAAGGCAGAACTGTCCCGCCCGTGGGTGGATTATGACGGCAATGGCAAGGTGAAGGTTGAGAGTAAGAAGGACATGAAGAAGCGCGGCATACCGTCACCAAACATGGCTGACTCTTTGATTATGGCGTTCGCACCACTTATCAGGAAGCCAATGGTCATCGACCCAAGCCAACTCGGGAGAATTTGATGTGGTGGTTTAAGAAAAAGAAAATCACCGCTCCTGAGCCGGTGAAAGAGCCTGAAAAGCCTCAGATGAAGATTAAACCCGAAGCAGTATCCGCAGTAAACGCTAAACCCCCTCGCGAATTCCAGCGCTACGAGCCGCCCAAAGGTGTCATTCCCGAATCAATCAGGGGTGGCATCCTTGCGATGGACTCAACCGATTACGGCGCGCTCAACGATGCTTACGCGATGGGTTATGGTTACGGCAATCTTGACAGCTTTCCGGGATATCCCTATCTGGCAGCAATGGCGCAGAAGCCTGAATACCGCAAGATGGTCGGCACAATCGCGGAAGAGATGACGCGTAAGTGGATAAAGCTGAAAACTGTTGGTGATGACGACAAGTCAGATCGGGTTAAGCAACTGGTCGATGCTATGGAGCGCTTTCAGGTTCGCGAGAAGTTCCGCGAGGCTGCTGAGCATGATGGATACTTTGGTGGCGGACAGATTTATATTGATGTGCTGTCACCGAAGAACGTATCTGCCTGGACGGATGACAACGAGCTGCAAAGCAAGCTGTTCATCAGCGACAAAAAGATACCCAAAGGCAGCTTGCAGGGTTTTCAGGTCATTGAGCCTGTCTGGACCTACCCCGGCGTATACAACGCACAGAACCCGCTAAGCCCTGATTTCTACAAGCCTACCGAATGGTTTGTTATGGGTAAGACGGTCCACGCAAGCCGCATGGTTGATTTCGTGTCTCGCCAGGTGCCTGACCTGCTTAAGGCGTCATATAACTTTCGCGGTCTGTCACTGATTCAGATTGCAGAGCCATATGTTAACAACTGGCTTCGTACGCGTGACAGCGTGAGCGACATGATTCACTCATTTAGCATCCCGGTGATTGGCACTGATTTGAGCCAAGTGTTAACGGGAGGTGGTGCTGAGATGCTGATTAGCAGATTGGAACTTTTTAACCGCTGCCGAGATAACCGTGGTGTGTTTGCAAAGAACAAGGTCGGCGATCAGGAAGAATCAGTAGAGTTCGTCAACGCCCCGCTGTCTGGCCTTGATACGCTTCAGGCTCAGTCACAGGAACACATGTCATCCGTTTCTGGCATCCCGCTGGTCAAGCTGCTGGGCATCACACCCAATGGCCTTAATGCTTCATCAGACGGCGAGATTCGCGTTTTCTACGACTACATCCACTCGTTACAACAGTCGATGTTCAAAGCTCCGCTCAAGCGGATTCTGGACGTTATTCAGCTATCTGAGTTTGGAGACATCGACCCCGATATCTTTTTTGAATTCGAGCCGCTGTATGAGATGAGCGCGAAAGAGAAGGCAGAGATTCGCCTGATTGATGCTCAGACTGATGCGGCGTACGTCACTCAGGTACAGGCGCTGTCAGCCAACGACATTCGCGAGAAGATTGCCGACGACCCTGACAGCCCTTATCACTCACTGGACTTAAGCAATGGCATTGAAATCGAAGAAGATGATTTCGACGAAAACGAAGAAGCCGAGTCCGAAAACGATCCGCCCGACAAGACCTAACGCTGGAGTCGAAGCCTGGTATCGCCGCAAGCTTGATAATCTCATCACCGAAATGAACGACTCGGTGGTCTACTGGCTTAAGGCGAATTACCGGGCATCCGGCGCTATGGCAATGGACGCATCGCCTGCTGTGTTTATGCGTGACGCGATGAAGAAGTTGGAAAAGCGCTGGCAGAGGCGTTTCGATGATGTGGCCGCAAAGCTTGCTCAGCGGTTTGCTGGCGATGCCATGAAAAACTCTGACGTGTCACTCTACAACGCGCTGGAGACGGCTGGCTTTACAGTGCCGTTCAAGATGACGTCAGCGATGAACAACGCTCTGCAGGCAAGCATCACAGAGAACGTGAACCTGATCCGCAGCATACCTGAGCAGTATCTCACGCAGGTGCAGACGCTGGTCATGCAGTCGGTTAGCCGGGGGCGTGACCTTTCGACGCTGACTGATGAGCTACAGAAGCGTTACGGCATCACCCGTCGCCGCGCAGCGCTCATAGCTCGCGACCAGAACAACAAAGCCACGGCAGTTATGCAGACAGCCAGGCAGCAGTCACTCGGTATCACCGAGGGAATCTGGCGACACTCTCACGCCGGGAAAGAGCCTAGGAAGTCACACGTTAAAGCTGATGGCGAGAGGTTCGACCTGTCAAAAGGTCTTTATCTGGATGGCAAGTGGACTCTTCCCGGCGAAGAGATTAACTGCCGCTGCACATGGTCACCGGTCATTCCAGGTCTTTAGTTGGAACTTAAGAATTACTTTAGTAAAGTGCGGAATATAACAACAGTAATTCTGCCTTGGGGGTAATATGATAAAGTTCCAAAAGCTTAGAAGGGAAGTTTCAGATCGTGTAGAAAGTGAAGAAAAGTATTGGGAATCACTCAACGAAGTCGCTAAGAACTTTGGGTCTGATTTTGGTGAGTACCTTGGGCTGGTCGATAATCAAGCCCTAGACCACGAAGGCCGGCCGATTGGTATTATCAATGTAGGAAGAATGAATAATGGAAGGTTTGAAAGGTGCGCTCCTTGGACGCATGAAAGAGATGGAAAATATCTAATTTTTCATCTTTACCTAAACCTTCCTGGAGAAAGTAACCTTGAGGCTCAGTTAACTGTCGCATTGAAAATTATCATACACAAGCCTGATGTATATGGTTATGAGTTAAACATTCGATCCTCATCAATGACCTACGAGACGACTTGTGAGATAAGAAATGACAAGTTTGATTTAACCCCTTTCTTTGATGAGCTGTTTCATGAGATCGAAACAAAAATAGATTTACAGTCACTTTAAAAACAAGGTCGCTACGGCGGCCTTTTTTATTGCCCGCAATCCGAGAAAACACATGACTATCGAACGGTTAGCGTTTGACCGCGCATCCGTGCGCTCATTCGATGGTAACGGCAGGCTTCAGGTCACAAAGAGCAACATCAGCAAGGCAAACGTCTGCCCCTACTACGGACGCGAGATTCCTAATGCTGAAGCGCTGGGTTTAGAGCCGGACAAGATTTACCGGTTGTACCGACACCCTGAGGAACTGAAGAAAGCCGCACCAACATTCAACAATATTCCTGTTCTCTGCATCCATACCCCTGACTTTCCCGGCGACCCACCTCGCGAATACCGCGTAGGTACGACGCACTCTGGTAGTAATTTCGATGGCACCTATCTCACCAACGGACTTTCCGTATGGGACAACTCTGCCATCGCGGGTATCGAGACTGAAGAACAGAAAGAACTGTCATCGTCGTATCAGTACGTCGCTGACATGACTCCCGGCGAAACACCTGATGGCGAAGCGTTTGATGGCGTCATGCGTGACATCGTCGGGAACCACGTTGCACTGGTCGAAACCGGCCGCGCAGGTAGCGACGTACTGGTCGCTGATTCACTCCCACTGGAGCTTAAATACATGAAGTTAGACCGCAAAGGCGTTGCCGCACGTGCCGCGCTGGGAGCGTATCTGAAGCCGCGCCTGGCTCAGGATGCTGCACCCAAAGACCTTACCGCCATCCTGAATGCGAACAAGTCACCTAAGGCTGTCGCTCAGGCCATTGTAGCCAAATACAAATCACGCCTCGCGGCTGACATGGATATCGAACCGGAAGAACTGGTAGAGATTATCGAAGCGTCTGCGGAAGGTGTAGAGCCGGAAGATGAGACAAAAGTTGCCGGTGATGACGACAACGAGTCAATCATCTCCCTGCTGCGCGAAGTTGGTGTATCAGAAGAGATTATCGCCAAAATCTCTGCCGCTCTTTCTCCATCGGTTGCACAAGACGAAGAGAAAGACGAAGACCAAAAAGACGAGAAAGACAAAGTGTCAAAAACCGCTATGGATTCCGCAATTCGCCTGGCACAGGACAGCGCAACCAAAGCTGCTGCTGAAAACTTCCGCAAGGTTCGCGAAGCAGAGCAGGCAGTGCGTCCTCTTATCGGCGATGTGGTTGCAATGGACTCCGCCGATGACGTCTACCGCACTGCGCTTGAGCAGGCTGAGGTGGATATTGCTGGCGTTCATCCATCGGCGTTCCCGTCACTGGTGCGTATGGCTATCCAGCAGAAAGAAAATTCACGTCCTGCCCCTCTGGCTCAGGATTCCGCATCAATCAGCGATTTCGAGAAGGCTTTCCCGACCGCTGGCAAACTGAAACGAGGTTACTAAGATGGCAGGCTTTCAGAGCGTAATTAATCAATATCCAGCCCCCGGCGTCGAAGGTGGCTTTGCCAGCACCAACCCGCACGCAACCTTTCTTGCGGGAGAGGCAGCACTGGTTGCAGGCACAAACGGACTTACCATTGGTCGCTTTGCCTGGGCGGTAAACGGCGTGGCATCAAATGCCGGCACTGGCGCACCTTCCGGCTTCGTACACCGTGACGGTCAGGCAGTCATCACTACCTGGCTGGGCAGCGATTCAAACGTCATCCAGTCTGGTCGTGAAGTGACCCTGATGGTTGCTGGTGACTTCTGGGCGCGCACCTCTACCGCAGCAACGCGTGGTCAGAAAATCTTTGCATCAGTCACCACTGGTCAGGTTCAGACCGGCGCAGCAGGCGCAACCATTACCGGTTATGCCGAAACCAACTTTTTCGCCGGTAGCGCATGTGATGCGGGCGAGCTTGTCAAAATCAGCACCTGGAGCAACTAATGAACGAATTTCAGAAGCACTACGCCGCCGCAAGCGGTAAGTACGGCATTGTGCTGCCGGGTGCGAAAGAGTACCTGAAGCCTGAATTCGCTGAGAACTTCTCTCTGGCGATGGATGCGCAGCCTACTATGGTAACCACCGGTAGCGCAGGTATCCCGGCTTACTTCACCAACTATGTTGACCCTGAGCTGATTCGCGTTCTGGTCACTCCGATGAAAGCAGCAGAAATCATCGGCGAAGTGAAAAAAGGTGACTGGACAACATTAACCGCTCAGTTCCCGATTGTGGAATCTGCGGGTGAAACCAGTTCGTACGGCGATTTCGACCACAACGGCATGACCGCCGCGAACGTAAACTGGGTTCCTCGCCAGTCATACCACTACCAGACCCATACCCGCTGGGGTGAGCGTGAGCTGGATATGTATGGTGCGGCGCGTATCGGTTATGCCGCAGAGTTAAACGTGGCATCCGCACTGGTTCTGAACAAGTTCCAGAACAAGTCTTACTTCTATGGTATCGCTGGCCTTCAGAACTATGGCCTGCTGAACGATCCAGCATTGCCTGCTTCAATCGCTCCGGATGCTACCGGTACCGCTGGCGGCTTGCAGTGGTCGACCAAAGATGGTCAGGCTGTTTATGACGACATCCTGAAACTGTTTGGTCGTCTGGTTGCGCAGACTAAAGGACTGCTCGATATGAGCACCTCAATGACGCTGGCGATGTCTCCAGCTATGTCTGTGAACCTGGCTAAGACGAACATGTACAACGTGAACGTCTCTGACCTGCTGAAGAAGAACTTCCCGGGCCTGAAGATTGAAACTGCTATCGAGTACTCAACTCCAGCCGGTGAAATGGTTCAGTTGATCGCTGATCGCCTGGGTGAGCAGGACACCGCTTACGCAGCCTTCACAGAGAAGATGCGCGCTCACGCAGTTGTGACTGAAGAATCAAGCTGGAAGCAGAAAAAATCAGGCGGCACCTGGGGTGCAATCATTCGTCAACCGCTGGCAATTGCCACCATGATCGGAGTGTAAGAAATGGCTGAAGTCGTAACAGTAGGTTGCAAGCTTCCTAACGGTATCGTTATGGAAGTCGACGGTCGCGAGTTTGTTCTCAATGGTGCAAACGCCTCCAGCGTCATCGGTGGGTACGGTCTGACTGAAAACGTTGATAAAGCCGCTTTCGATAAGTGGCTGGAAACGCACAAAGACCAGCCTTACGTGAAAAACGAACTGGTGTTTGCTCAGGCCAAAACCAACAGCGCCGAATCGAAAGCGAAAGAAAACGCTGACGTTAAATCCGGCCTGGAAGGTCTGCCGCAGGATAATCCTGCGCCTGGCGTCACCAAATCAGACGGTAAGTAACTATGGCAGTCGTTATCTTTGATATAGCCAAATTCAGGACGCGTTATCCCGAGTTTGCCTCGGTAAGTGATGACCTGCTTCAGGCTTACTTCACTGAGGCGACTGTCTATCTGAATAACACCGACAGCAGCCCGGTTACTGATGTTGACCAGCGGGCTGTGTTTCTGAACATGCTGGTTGCTCACCTTGCCGCGATTAACAGCGGCGTTGGTGGTCAGGCGGCATCAGGATTGGTTGGGCGGGTAACGAGCGCATCTGAGGGTTCCGTTTCCGTGTCTGTCGATGCTGGACCCTCCAGCGCTGCCTCGTGGTGGTACATGCAGACACCTTACGGGGCGCAATACTGGCAGGCGACGCTGCCATTCAGGACGATTCGTTACCTGCCCGGTGGCTCGCCGTCAATGTATCCCTATCACTACAACCGCAGAGGTTATTACCGGAGGTAGCGATGACAACATTCAGTGGTGGTGACGCGCTGCAGAAGAAGTTGGCGGAAATTGCGGAGCAGATTGGCGACCCCAAGACACTTCGCGTTGGCTTTCTGGAAGGTGCAACTTATCCCGATGGTGAATCGGTGGCTATGGTGGCAGCAGCGAATGAGTTTGGCGACCCGGGCATGAACAGGCCGCCTCGCCCGTTCTTTCGTCGAATGCTTGCTGAAAAGTCACCTCAGTGGGGTGATGACCTCGGTAAGATTGCACTGGCAGTCAATTATGATGCGTCCGCACTTTTTGGGTTGATGGGTGAGCGAATTAAAGAACAGTTGCAGAGTTCAATTCGCGACTTCACAGACCCCGCCCTGGCGCAGTCTACCATTCAGCGCAAAGGGTTCGACAAGCCACTCATCGATACGGGTCACATGCTCAACTCTGTAGATTATGACCTTAAGGACGGCGTATGAATCTTCATGGAATCGTGCGCCGTGCTATCACTACGGTTAACCCTGACGTGCCAGGTGTGATGATGGTGAGCCTTGGTACTTACACCACCGACGCCGCAGGGCATCGCGTACCGGCCTATGCCTCGCAGAACGTCACCATTCAGTTACAGCCATTGAGTTACACAGACCTGATGAAGATTGACGGACTCAACCTGCAGGGCATTGTGAAGAAAGCCTACGTGAACGGTAACTTTGAAGGCGTTAACCGGCCTAAGCAAAAAGGTGGGGACAAGCTTATCGTTAACGGTGAAAACTGGCTCATCACTCAACCACTGGAAGAGTGGCCTGACTGGTGCTCATTCGTCGTAACGTTACAGGTGACTCCATGACAGCGACGATAAGCATTACTCAGGATGATATGACGGCCGCCTTGCGCGGTTTTTTATTGTCCCTCGTTGACGCTGAGGTGTTTCTGGCTCAGGAGAATCTTGTTCCTATGCCGAATCAGGATTTTGTCACGATGACGCCGATGTTTATTACCGGTCTGTCAACAAACCGCGTTGCCTATAACGACCCGGGTAGTGGTGTTGGTTCTGAAATGACTCAGCGTAGCAGCCAGTGGCGATGTCAGCTTGATTTCTACGGCGACAGCGCACAGGAAATGGCATCAGTCGTTGGCACCATGATTCGATCTGAATACTCCGCCAACTGGTTCAGGCTAAACAATCACCCTGTCACACCGCTTTATGCTGGCGAACCTCACCAGACCACGATGATCAACGCTGAGAAGCAGTACGAAAACCGCTGGACGCTGGATTTTATGGCGCAGGTTAACGCTGTTATTACCACACCGCTTTATTTTTTCGACAACATAGAAGTCAGCTCGAACGCTGCTGACCTGAAATACCCACCGGAGAATGCATAAATGGCAATCCCTTTAACAAAAGACGTCCAGATTAATCCTGGCGTGCTGGCCGCTGGCGGTAACGCGGTTGATTTGAACGGCCTGATTCTTACCCAAAGCACTTATGCACCCGTGGGTAACGTTGCCTCATTCTCTACCAAAGAGGACGTGGCAAAGTATTTTGGCAGCGTTTCAGATGAATATGCGATGGCGGCCATCTACTTCTCAGGCTATGACAATTCAACGAAGAAGCCGGGTAATCTTCTCTTTGCTCAGTACAACGTAGTACCGGTTTCGGCCTGGCTTCGCTCTGGCTCTATGGCGAATGTCACCCTCGATCAGCTTAAGCTCATCAGCGGCATTCTCACACTGACCGTAGACGGAACCGCAAAGACCTCAACCAACATCGACCTAAGTGGAGCTACGAGCTTTGCTGCTGCTGCTGACCTGATTGAATCCGCAATCGGAAACTCAGTGGTTGTCACCTATGACACCACGCAAAAAGCCTTTGTTATTTCATCAGCCACCACGGGTAGAGGCAGCTCTGTCACCTTTGCTTCAGGTACGGCCTCTACAGCCTTAAAACTGACAGCGGCTACCGGAGCCAGTCTGTCTCAGGGTGCTGATGTACAAAACCCTACAGAGTTCTTTATTGCTCTGCTGGACAAGTCTCAGGATTGGGCTGTTTTTACCACCTCTTTCGAAGCAACAAACGATGAGCATCTGGCATTTTCGGCCTGGGTCAGCGCGCAAAATTTCAGGTTTGCTTATGTGGCACATACCATGGATGGTTCTGCACTGGTAAGCGGAAGCACAGACACTGTGGCGTACAAAATTATCACCACTAACGACTATGCAAACGTATTGCCTGTGTATGGAACTAATCTCCACGCAGCTTCAGCGTTGGGATATGCGGCTGCGCTGGACTTCGGCCGTCAGGAAGGGCGTGTGACATTCAAGTTCCGCTCGGTTTCAGGGCTGCAGCCTGTTGTATCTTCTTCATCGGCATATGACGCGCTTATAGCCAATGGATACAATTTTTACGGCGCATACACGGCAAATAATTACTCGACCAGTTACTGGGCTGATGGTGCGATTACTGGCGACTTCAAGTGGTTTGACAGCTTCTGTTTCCAGATCTGGCTCAATGCCAACCTGATGCAGGATGTGGTTCAGCTTTTCCAGTCAAACCGATCGCTCCCCTACAACACCAGGGGCGACGCTGCCATTGAGGCATCAATGACAGACACGTTTGGACAGGGTGTGTCTTTTGGTGGCATTCGTGTAGGCATCGACCTCTCTGCTGCGCAGAAAAACGAAATCATTAACGCCGTAGGCACTGACATCACCTCAACGCTTAATGCCAAGGGCTGGTATCTGTATCTGCCAAAGGCAACTGCAGAACAGAGGGCTGATCGTATACGTCCAGGATGCAGCGTTTATTACACAGACGGCGGTAGTGTGCAGAAGTTAACCCTCGCGTCAGTCATGGTTCAGTAAGGAGCTTAAGAAATGGCTAATACCATCACCAGTGCTGACGCTATTTTCGCTCTCACTGTTATTAACCTGTATCCGTCTGCACAGACGCTGCAGGGATATGCGGCCGATGCGATGTTCGCACTCGGAGATACCGAAATGGCGGTTTCTGTTCGTGGTGCTGACGGTAAACTCTCAGCCGGTTTCGTATTTGGTGAATACCTGCAGACTATTACGATCATGCCTGACAGTGAAAGCCGGGAGATTTTCGAAACGTGGCAGCTTACTTCGCTAACATCAAAAGCGGTATTCCGCTGCAATGCGACAATCATCATTCCGGCCATCAGTCGCAAATTCACACTCACTAATGGCGTTCTCCAGCGCGTTAAAGCGATGCCGGATGCTAACCGTGTGCTGCAGCAGATGACCTATCAGATCAACTGGGAAAGCGTCACCGCCGAATCCTACACACCATAAGGTTTATTATGGCCCGTAAAGAGCTTATTTATACAGAGCAGGGTAAAGGTCGCGACCTTGGCAAAACCTTCTTCATTCGCGAGATGTCAGCCACACAGGCTGAGTGGTGGGCGATTCGCGCAGGCATGGCTATGGCCCGCAGCGGCGTCTCGATGCCGGATAACTTCGCCGATATGGGCATAGCTGCAATGGCCGGCACCGGGTTAAAGATGGTGTCGCAGATTCCAGCCGATGAAGCCAAGCCGCTCCTTGATGAGCTGATGGAGTGCGTGCAGTTTGTTCCTGACGCCAGCAACCAGAACATCAAGCGCAAACTCATTGATGATGACATCGAAGAGATTGCAACGCGCCTGAAGTTACGCATGGAAGTATTCAAGCTACACGTCGATTTTTTCACCGCCGCCGCCAGTTAGACATTCCACCACTGGTAGGTGAGACCATTCCCGGTCTTGCTGACTACGTTAACGTTCCCAAAACCATAGCGACCGTTCTCTCTTCGGGTAAGTGCTCCTTAACCGAACTGAGCACGACGCTGGGCGTTGAGGATTTGTGGTGGTGGCTGGAGATAATCACCGTGGACAATTACAACCGCATGATGGCTAACAGGGCCAGTGAGAGAAGCTGATGGCAACGATTATCGACGCGCTTGTCGTCACGCTGGGACTGGATTCATCTGGCTTTAAAAAAGGCCAGGGCGAGATTAAAGGCGGTCTTGACGATACCCGTAAGCAGGCAGAGCAGACAGCTAAGGACATGGAGGCAGCCGGTAAAAGGGCTGCTTCCTTCTTTGGTTCGATTCGCACTGAATTGCTGGCGCTGGTTGGTGTCACGCTCTCCGTTCAGGGCATTAAAAGCTTTGTGACGGGCATGACGGATAACCTGCAGCAGCTGGCGGTCAACTCCCGTTCGCTGGACATGTCGGCCAAGTCCCTTGATGGCTGGCAGCGGGCAGCAGAGTCTGCCGGCTCAAGCGCCGAGAAGATGACAGGCACCCTTAGCGGCTTCCAGAATGTGCTGACGCAGATTCGCACCGGCGGCGGCCAGGACAACCCGCTCTGGCAGGGGCTTGCATCTTTTGGCGCGGCGACCGGCGCGAACTTTGATTACCAGAACGATAACGCCGAACAGGTAATGCGCAAAATTGCAGAAAACTGGGGCAAGCTGAGCAAGGACGCACAGCGTCGTTTTGGTGGCATGTTCGGATTTGATAACGCCACTCAGCAGGCATTATCAAATGGACGCCTCGCTACCGATGCTGACCAGTTTACCAAGGTTTCCCGTGCTACCGATGAGGCAACACAAAAGGCACAGGATTTCAACCGTCGCCTGGTTGAGATGAAAGCCAACTTTTCTGCTGCTTCTCAGGTTCTGTATACCGCCCTTATCCCTTACATAGAAAGGCTCATCCCTCTCATAGAAAAGGTCGGTAACTGGATAGCAACCCATGGACCGGAAATAAGTCAGGCTTTTCAGGATTTCGCTAACCAGATTAACGGCATCGTTGATGCGGTGGGCGGTTGGGAAAATGTCATGCAGGGCCTGCTGGTATTTATTGGCGGGAAATGGCTTCTTGGCATTACCTCTGCTCTGGGTGGTGTAAGAGGGGCTTTGCTGGCTATATCGCGCATAAGCCTTATTGCTGGCCTTGTGGAGCTTCAAAAGTACGCCGCTGTGCTTGAAAAGAAATATGCATGGCTGACGGACAATCCGGTAACTAACTTCCTGAATGATTCACCGGGCAGTGATACTGCTAATGATTTTGGCAAAAAAACCAGTAAATGGATGCGGGAAAACCTCGGCATTGGTTTCAGAGATGATGACGGTTCCGTTGATGACAAAAAGGATGCGCCAAGGGGTATTCGCAACAACAACCCCGGCAACCTGAATTATGCAAGGCAGGATGGAGCCACTAAAGAGGCTGGAGAAAACGGCAGGTTTGCTGTTTTCAGCAGCATGCGGGATGGGATATCTGCACTTCATCGCCAGATTCAGCTATACCTCCAGCGCGGCGTGAATACTATCGATTCCATCGTTAACAAGTACGCGCCTTCCTCTGACGGAAACAACGTTCAGGCATACATTCAGCAGCTTGTCGGCGCTACAGGCAAGGGAGCTAATGAAACCCTTTCAGGTGATGACCAGGGAACAGTTTTCAAGCTGATTCGCGGCATCATCAATCACGAGAACGGCAACGGTTACGTGTCTGACCAGGACATCCTCGGCGGCATTCAGGTTGGGTCAGTTGCCACTTCCATGCGTCAGTCTGCAATACAGCAGCAGAGTGGAAATCAGATTCATATCGGTGAGGTGAATGTGCAGAGCAGCGCATCCACTGTTGATGCGCTCGGGCAGGACATTAACCGCAGCGTCAGCCGCAACAGCCTTCTGGTGCCGTCCATGTCAGGACAGGGTGGATAATGAACTTTTCTCTGAACGAAACAACGCTGTTAAATGCCGTTCAGGGTGGCGGCATTTTCTCAGTTATAAACAGCATCATCACGCCCGGGTACGGTATTTATCGCAAAAGTGGCGAACGCGCTATCCGCCCATCCTCTTTTCTCGGGGTGGAGTATGGCGCAGACGCCTCTGTGGTTTCATCTCCCATAGAGGGAGGTTCGTACAGCTCCTACAACAAGGTGAAGCGGCCACCGGTCATTCGCGTGCTGTTCGTCCTTGAGGGATGGTCTGGGCTATCCGGTTCATTACCTAACCTCACCAACTTCTCGCTCACAAGCCGCGCCGACATGCTGAGCGCACTGGACGAGATGGTTAACTTTGCTGCCACTTACGATATTGAGACACCCGATACGGTTTATGAGGATTATGATTTGGTCCGGTATAACTACCGCACCTCAGACAGGGATGTCACCCTTCTTACTGTCGAAGCCATCTTTCAGGCGGTGTTGCAGGAAGCGGAAGTGACTCTGACAAGCACCACGGCGCAGAGTAAGACGACTACGAATGCGACAAGTAATGCATCCAGTGCAGTAACTGAAAGGATTAACGCCTCAACATCAGAGGCAACGCAGTCAAGCGCATCTTCAGCGCTGGCCGGACTCAAGAAAACTGCTTCAGATGCCGTAGGGAAAGTTTCATCTTCCGTCAGCAACATCACGCAGACCACGACAGCGTCCATAAACGGGGCTGCCACGTCAGCCATCAATAAACTTGCTGCCACAGTCACAGAACTGGTTAAGGTGGTGACCTGATGCAAACAATCACACTGCAGCCTGTAAAGGCTCAGGAGCTAACGGTAAGGCTGGGAGAGCAGTCGGTCACCCTTCGTATATTCCAGCGCTCTACGGGGCTTTATATTGACATTGGCGTCGGTGATTTCTGGATCGCTCAGGGTGTTATCTGCCTGAACGGGAACAAGCTGGTTCGCTACCCCTACCTTGGTTTCAGCGGTGAGTTGTTCTTTGCCGACACCAAAGGAAATGACGACCCGGGGTATTCTGGACTGGGTGACCGGTTCCTGCTTTTCTATGCCACAGAACAAGAGATGAGCGCCGCAGCATGACATATAAAAAACGCAGTCTGAAATTCCAGTTCAAGCTTAAATCCGGCGCTTTCGATGACAAAGGTAACGATACGCTGACCATTGACAACATTAAGGCTGAGGTGGAAATCGGCGCATATGGTGGCGTTTCTGGTTCAACGATTGAATGTAAGCTATATGGATTGGGCTTGGATTTGATGGCTAAGCTTAGTTACAAAGGAATACAAATTGATGGGGCAAAACAAAACCTTATGAAGGTTTGGGCTGATGATGTAATTGTTTTCTTTGGCTCTATAACCAACTGCTTTGCTGATTTCAATCAAATGCCTGACGCACCTCTATTTATCACCGGAAATGCAACCGGCTACGAGCAATCAATACCAGTACCTCCCTTCACGGCAAAAGGAAGTATAGATGTTGCTGACATAATATCTTCAATAGCTAGCGGAATTGGATATACCGTTGTGAATAGTGGGGTTAGCTATATGTTTTCAAACCCATATTTCGACGGAAACCCAATCGAGCAAATTAAGAAAGCAGCACGTGCCGCATCCATCAATGTCGATCCAAGAAACGGGGTTATATTTATTTGGCCCCAAACAGGCGCTGTAGATGACGTGAAGCCGTTAATCTCACCCAAAACGGGGCTTTTGGGTTATCCCGTTTTTAGTAATTTTGGCGCAACCTTTCAGTGTACTTTTAGTAATCTGATAGTTATAGGTAGGCGCTGTCAACTTGAAACATCTCTGCCTAATGCCAGCGGCGTTTATACAATAACAAGCGCAACACATCACCTTTCATCATGGATTGAGGGTGGACCATGGTTCACCATATGCAGGGCTTCTCTGGCTCAGTTGATAACCATAAGGCAGTAAAATGCAGAATGTATTCACGACAACCCCACAAGACACATCATCTGATGCAAATGCTCAGGAATTTATGTTCAACAGAATGCTAATGAGCAATGCATTTATAACCTTAGCAATCGTGACAGAGGTAAATGAATCAGGAGGGATGGTAACTGTTCAGCCTTTAGTTGAGGGGTTTACTGGCGCTGGCGAGAGAATACCGAAAACTGAGATTTATGGAGTTCCTGTGTGGAGACTTCAGCGGGGAGCAAGCGCTCTTATCATGAATCCCGTCGCTGGCGATATTGGCATGATAGCTATATGCGACAGAGACATCAGCGGAGTTAAGGCGACAAAAAGTTCATCTCTGCCAGGATCAAGCAGGACACATAACTACGCTGATGCAATATATCTTGGTGGGGTGTTGAATGCCGAACCAAGCCAGTATGTAAGCTTCAGAGATGATGGTATCGATGTCGTTTCTCCCCTCTCCGTAACCATGACTGCGCCAGTTGTGGAGGTAAACGCCTCATCTTCGCTGACATTAAACTCAGCAAATATAGTGCTTAATGGGCCGGTAAATCAGGGTTCAGGAAGTTACGCAGGAGACTTTAATTTTGCAGGAAACATCAATGCAGCCGGTGAAGTGACAGGCAACGGTATAAAGCTATCCACTCATACACACAAGGGAGTGCAAAGCGGAAACTCTAATTCTGGCACGCCTAACGCATAGCTCGTTTGTAACCCCAATATAAAGAGTCTGAAATGGCCCTGTAATGGAAGGGATCATTAGTGATTGAACCCATACTGTACATGTATTGGTCAAGTAGCGCTGGAGATTGATTGGTTTCACCAGCATCATAGCCAGATACACATGCTCGTGTAGCAGACTCAGCCCACATTTGAGGATTTTCAGTTACTGCGCTAGGATTAGTTCCATAATATTTTAATGCTAATGAAAAAAGCACTTTCGAATGGTTTAGTGCATAAGAGTAACAACCAGTATCGTTTGCTTTTTTAAGAAACTCTTTTTCATTTTGCTCGTCTATTTCTCTTTGCTGCTCCTGCCAGCTTTTATGTTTAACTTTTTCCACCTTAGATTCCTCAGCGTGATCCTGGTTTGTAATGGGATTCATAGAGCTTGCGCAGCCAGACAATGCGCAAGCAAAAGCTATGATGCTAACTTTGTTTTTCATATACCTTCCTTTTGTTTAATGTATTAATAGCATTTATTATATTCATGAAAACCATGCGGAATACATTGATTGACTAAAAAATTTTAACTAGTCAACCAATCCCGAAATTTCAGGCCTATACATGCAGCCGCACCCAACCATAGAAGAAGGGTGTATTCTCTTAAATATACCTACTCTACAACCCTTTTTGAGTGGGAATTTTTTGCCATTTAACCTCTCATGCTGAGGGTGTTCGCATATATAACTCAAATAAGACCATCTTCCATGTGTGATTCCTGACCTGATGGACTTTTCAAGATCCATTACAGGCTTAACTAAATTCCAAAGTGTCAATGACAGTAATTCTGAAATCTTAATATCTAAATTCAATGACTTAGATATGTGCAGAGTTAGTGATGATAAGTCTCCTTTGCAATTAACTACTTCTTTATAGATGCCTTTCTTAACTTTCACGCGAGCTATGCATTTTTTTATAGTAATCATCGATTGTGGGGATGCATGGGGTAAGAATTTTTTTTCTATTACAAGATGCTCTTCATCGCTTATGGCGTCCATTGAATCCCCTTTAGCTTAGTGGAACTTGATTGAAAACTAACCCACCTCAGGTGGTTTTTTCTTAGGTGAATAAACCTTGGCAATGTCCGGGTTTTTTATACCTCATTTTCACCGCGCAACGCACGCGCATATCATACCAAGAACCTTTCAGGATGCACCTTGAGGAACCGGCTGGCTGTCGGAGCCTTCTTGGGGCCGTATTCCTGTGCGACAAGGTTCATCACTAAAAGGTACTTCGACATGAATTATCCAACTGTAATCGTAAATGGCGTATCCGTTCGCGTAGACAATGAAGGTTGCTATAACCTGAATGACCTGCATGCGGCTGCTGTTTCTAAAGGCGAAGCAAGCGAGTCACAAAGGCCAAGTAACTTCATCAAGAGCGCTCAGGTTAAGAGGTTCTCCCAAGAATTGAGCGAAGCTACAAAAATAGCTTCGGTGAAATCCGTTAAGGGTGGGATTGAGTCAGGCGTATGGGGATTGGAACTTGTAGCCATCCGCTATGCCGCATGGCTCAGTCCAAAGTTTGAAATCCGCGTTTATAACACCTTCCGCGAGGCGGTTTTGAACGGTGTCAGCTTCATGAATCAGCTGAACAGGCTGGATCTGCTGATTGCCACTGAAACAGAGCAGGTTAGCGGATGCGCTCGCACCATGAACAAATGGGGAAGAGGCGGACGCAAGGCGCTACTCAACAATGCCCGCGAACGCATTATCGAGCAGATGGACCCAGACCTTGTATCTATCATGCATAAATCAGCAGCATAACCAACATACCCGCTCCGGCGGGTTTTTTATTGTCCGGAGAAAGCATGTTAACCAAATCAATTTTGCTCGATACCGACAAGTGGGACCTGACACTTGATGACTCCGGCAATCTGGCGCAGACAGCAAACCCTTACGCAGTAGCTCAGGACGTAGCCTGTGCGTGCAAAACGTTCCTGGGCGAAGTCTGGTATGACACCACACTTGGAATTCCTTACTACCAGCGCATTCTCGGCCACTGGCCCGGAACGCAGCTCATTAACACCAAACTCCAAAGTGAAGCCCTCAAGCTGGATTACGTTCAGACGGCCACATGCACCACTGTAATCGGAAAGCAGAACCGTATTGCCTCTGGCGTCATGACGATCACCGACACCAACTTTAATCAAAGCACCATCAATTTCTGAGGCCGATATGGCAGATGACGTAATCGTAACAACTTCGGTGCCGGCCGCCACGTTCTCGGACATTGGTCTGTCTGTGCCGGATGAGAAAGATATTCTTGACGGACGACTGAGCGATCTGGATGACGCGATGGGTGGAGGCATGAGCAAGAGCCTCACTTCACCGCAGGGACAAATCGCCATGAGCGAGACGGCCATCATTGCGGACAAGAATGACCAGTTGCTGGCTATAGTGAACGGTATAAACCCCGACTATGCCAGCGGGAGGTTTCAGGATGCAATTGGTCGAATCTACTTCATTGACCGCATCGCTGAGCAGGGCACCACTGTCACGGCTGTAGCGACGGGGCTGGTTGGCACCATCATCCCTGCAGGAAGCACTGCGCAGGACGATGCTGGCTACATTTATTCTTCATTGTCATCGGCAGTCATTCCCGCATCGGGCTCAGTGAGCATCCTTTTTCAGAATCAGACTCCAGGCCCGATTGCCTGCCCATCCGGCTCACTAAATACCATTTACCGGGCTATCAGTGGATGGTCGGGGATTAACAACCCTTCAGGTGGCGTGCTGGGTAATATTGTTGAAAGCCGTTCAAACTTTGAGGCGAGACGGCGCGATTCTGTAGCAAGAAACAGCCGCAATATGGACGGATCGGTATTATCTGCGTTACTGAATGTCAACGGCGTACAGGATGCCTACGTGTGGTCTAACAGGCTGGCATCGACAGTCAACCGCGGGACAACAAACTTCCCGGTGGTGGGTCACTCTGTATACATATGTGTTTATGGTGGGGCTGACGCCGATGTCGCTGAAGCCATCTTTCAGACGTGCAATCCTGGCGCGAATATGAATGGTGACACCACATTCACGGTGTATGACACGCAAAATTACAGCGCACCTTACCCGGAATATGTGATGCAGTGGCAGAGGGCGATAACCACCCCGGTTTATTTTAGGGTGACTCTCGATAAAACATTGAACCCTCCCAGCGACATCACGGTACAGGTGAGGAAGATGATTACCCAGGTATTCACTGGAGGGTATGACGGAATTGCTAAGGCGAGAATTGGCGCGACCATAAATGCGAGCAAATATTATGCTCCCGTCATTTCAATCTCACCTGACACTGTGGGCATTCTCTCCCTTGAAGTGTCTCTGGATGGATCTACTTATGGACCATCTGTAACGATGGGGATAGACAGAATCCCCACTATTCAGGACTCCAATATAACGGTAGTACTGTCATGAACTGGAAAGACACGGTAATTACCCAGTATGCACAAAGCCATAGACTGTTGGGAATAATTGATTCATTCAGTCAGGCTGTAAGCCTTGATGATTTTACAGATGATTTTATTGATGATATGTGGGACATCTCGACAAATAACAGTTATGGTCTCGATGTATGGGGAAAGATTGTCGGGATAGGAAGATATATAACGGCACCTATAGACAGTGACACATTCGGTTATTCGGAAGCGGATTCCGGTGACTCGGATTACCCCTTGCCATTTAATGACGCACCTTTTTATGGGGGAATGCAGGAGACTACTAACGTCAGGCTTTCTGATGATGCTTACAGAACGCTTATTATGTGTAAAGCATTTACCAACATAAGCATTGCAACCATCCCTGACGTGAATAAATTCCTCAAAATACTCTTCTCAGGAAGAGGAAGGGCTTACTGCATTAATTATCGCGGGATGACTATGGGGATTACTTTTGAATTCTCACTCGCTCCTTACGAGAAATCCATACTGCTGAATTATGGCGTTGTTCCGGTTCCGAGCGGTGTGCAGCTTAACATCAACCAGATTGTGCCTCCTTATTTTGGCTTCACAGAAGAATCCTACCCATTCAATGACGGCACCTTTAACAGAGATTAAAAATGAACCGTACAGATGCCCCCAAGAAACAGCCCGTCCCATTCGCAGTAAATGGACAGCGGGAAGATTTACTGAACACAACGCCAGCGGGTGACAATACCGCATCCTACGACGCGGGGTTCCCTCCCGTCACCATGATCCTAAAGGCTGCAGGAGGGTTGCCGCCAAAGGGTCAGGATATTAACCAAATTCTTTTTGAGCTTTCATCGCTGTCCCGGTGGGCAAGTACAGGCGCGTTGAACACCTATGATGCAACATTTTCTTCATCCATCGGTGGATACCCGAAAGGCGCAGTATTACTCTCAAACAACGCATCAAACATCTTTATCAGCACGGCTGACGGAAATAGCAACGATCCGAACTCAGTAAGCACTGGCTGGCTTAGTCTGTTGTCATTTTTAGGTGGAGCACCAATTAACAGCCCTGTATTTACCGGCACTCCCGCAGGCCCTACTGCTGACCCGACGACAAATACAACGCAATTATCGACAACAGCCTTCGTAAAGACAGCAATTAATAATTTAAATCTTGGTACTGCATCTACACGAAATATCGGAAATGGCTCAGGACAGGTTCCGGATATGTCATTCTGGACCACAAGCTCAGGATGGAGAAAAATGCCAGACGGCGTCATTGAGCAATGGGGCGTATCTGGGGCGACTAACGATACTGTAAGCGTTACTTTCCCCATTCAGTTCACATCTGCTGTTTACTGGATTGGTGAACACGATACGGGCGGTGGTAACCGCATGACACTCTGGCAGTTAAACAGCATTACCGGCACTGGATTTCAGGCAAGAAACATAGGCTCAGTAATTAAAGGTGATACTGCGGTCGAAGCATCAATAACAGCTAACTGCATATGGTACGCCAGGGGTAAATAATGCAATATATTTTTTCACCATCAACAAAAAGTTTTTATCTGGCAGAACTTGAGGCCGATTATCGAAAAAGCAATACGTGGCCAACTGACGGAATAGAAGTAACTGATGATGTATTTAATCAGTTCAGTGGTACACCACCAGAAGGAAAAACAAGAGGCGCAGGAAAAGACTCAATGCCTGCATGGGTTGATCTCCCGGCAAAAACTAATAATGATTTATACAAGGAAGAGTCAGCAGCACTGAATATAAAATATAAAAATGACGTCAATGTATTAAGTGAATCCTACGCTACAGCCACTCTCGCAGACGGCCCATCACAGAACGTTAAGCAGACGGCTATTTATCAGCAATATCAAAGCCTGAAAGCGCAGTACGTTACAGACAGTGCTGCTCTGAAGGAAAAATACGGGGTGTAAGATGGACGAAAAACCTGCAACAACAGGATATGTATTACCTAAGTTCTGCCCTATCTGTGCCGAAATCATGCAAACCTCAACACTGACCGTAGACGGCGTCACTTTCGATATCTGGAAGTGCCCCGAGTGCGGCTATGAAGAAGTTAAGGAATGAACCATCGCCATGGACGGCCTGCTTCCCATCAATAAATCCTTCCAGAACATCCACTTTACAAAACTCCTGCCACTCCCCACTTGATTACTCACGCAGATCGATATTACTGTAATTATATACAGTATTTATCGGAGCTATCGTCATGCCACGTTACGGCGACATAAGGATTTCGTTCCACGAGGCTATGCGGCGCAGCGCGAAGTACGGCGTCACGGTGTCAACGTCTGACTTTGTTTCTGAGCTTGCTAAGCGACACTGGGAGATGAGCCATAAGCAGGCCAATGAGTGGATAGCGCAGAACGTCATGACATTCAGAGACCAGTCGCCGGAGGAAGGCGAGAACAAGCTCTGGCAGCGTTTCTATCACTACGGGGAGTATTGATATGGGATTTCCTTCACCGGCGTCTGACTTCGTTGAAAGCCGCATAGATTTGAACAGGCTGATGATTCACCGGCCGTCATCTACAATTCGCATTGAGACGCCGAGAGGGTTCGCGCTGGTAGACGGCTCCATTACACCGGTGCCGGGTAACAAGGTTGCCTGGCAGGTAGATGGCTACCCGATGGTGGGTAAATACTTCAAAACGGGAATTGTCACCGAAGAGGGTGAGACGATTGACGGGGAGTCACTGGATGGTGTGGTGATGCTGGGCGTGGTGACGCATGAAATCCTTTCTGTTTATGAGGCAGAATGGATGCCGGTTTGAGTGGGACAGATTTGAGACGAGCAAGGGTTTAAGACCTTTTTAAACCTTTGCTGTCTTTTCGCATCATGGGACGTGTGAGCGCGGCATAATGCGGTAAGTAACTGTGTTAAATAGGGATTCTAGGAACTTCTAAGCCGTAGGTCACAGGTTCGAATCCTGTAGGGCGCGCCA